TAGTCCAGTTCATACCTGCCTTACTTGGTGTTAAACTATGCTTTGGTGTTGCAGTAAAGAAGAATGAACGTGTCAAACTACTGGTTGATAGTTGCTCAACAGCAGGGAAAAAGTTTTTCTGAACTGAGTTGTGTGCTTCATCAAAGTAAATGGTATCAACAACAATATTACTCTCAACAATTTTGTGAAGTGAGTGATATGTTGTGAATATCAACTGGTTGTGACCATTATTGGCACTGTGGAAGTTGAACTCTCTAATCTTATCAACATTAGTTGTGCTGAAGTGATGAGTCTCTCCACTGTGAACGTGCATTACTCTAACATCAGTGATGAACTCAAGAAACTCTGCTGACAACTGATTTGCCAATAGAATACGAGGAGCAACAACTACAATCGTTTGAAGTGTATTTGTTCTGCTCAACTCATTCTTGGCATCTTCTATCATACAGATAGTCTTACCACCACCTGTAGGAACAATTACTTGTCCTTTGTCATTGCGAAGCATTGCTTTGATTGCTTGCTCTTGGTGTGGTCTTAGTTGCATAGATTTCCTGTTGATATATCCATTATAATAGTTGTGAGAGTGGTGTGGTAGTCTCCTGTGACACCTTTTGATGTGGCACATATAGAGTTCCATACTTACCAAATGCTTCATTGAATCTGTCCAAGTTCTTACCCAAATAAATTATTGCTGATTGAAATGGTGCTGCACCTTTCCCATCCCCAAATTTGAGTCTCTTATTAATGGCAATCCATGAATATTGTGATACTGACTTCCACCATTTTGTTGACACATCTAACTTAATTAACAATATCATTTCCTTTGAATTACCTGACTCATATTGTGAAACAGCATAAGGAACCCACTCCTTACTATTACTGTATGGATGATTCATGAACACACTATCAGCAATCCATTTATGTGCTAATCCGTTAGTTTTTTCTGTATATACTTTCTTTGCAGGAACATTTGGATTATTCTCGTCATCACAACAGGGGTCTAAATCAAGTGTTCCAAAATACTTAATCACATCGCCAACAAATTCGGGTGGTGTATTCCATTTATCAGTTCTATTTCCTGTGGTTGCTGTGAGTGCCTTGAGTGCTGATGATGTCATGATATGTTTCAGTTATTCAAATTATAACATAATAATAGAATCTTGTCACTACATGTGAACATGTAAAAAGAATCTCATTTTAATACAGATAAGATTCCTCCATTTTTCATGCCCTTTATGACCTTTTATACTTCTTCCAATACTTATCTGATATATATCCAGTTGAAAATCCAAACTCCTCATCCTTTAGTATTGTAGTCACATCACCCACTATCGCAAGTCTTTCACCTGTAAAATTACAACCTGTGAATCGTGTACTGTGGCATAAACTACTTGGAAATAAGGCAATACAACCCTCTGGTGGATGAATAAAAAAAGTCTGTGCATTAAGTTCATTGTATTTGTTGACTATAGTTCTCTCCTTATTATCATCTTCAACATTCATTGCACCAAATAATATATTTTTACTACAACTATTTTCAAATTCAATACAATGTGCATTGTCAGGCATGTTTAAGTAATATGCGAATGATACATGACTCGTAGAGTGTATGTGCCATCTGATTTGGTCTTGAGGTTTTCTTGCTCTTGACAACCATGATTTTGTAATTGCATAGTCAAATATATCTCGATACTGTAAAACATCACAAACATATGTTTTTACATGAGATACTACCTCTCTGAATAAATCATCAAGACTGTCCTCTAGATGAATGAGTGGTTTAACAATATTCTCACTTACAGTATTATCAATTTCACTCTCTTCATAATCAAATTTTGGATATAACTTATAAAAGTCACTCTTATATTTCTCGTGGTCATTCATCTGACCCACATATATTGTGGTTGGAAATATGTTAAATGTTTCAAATTGCATGATAATTAACTTGCCTACAGCATCCCTTTAAAAAATATTAGAACTTCCCGAACAACCATACCAAAGGTATGTATAATAATTCACAACTCAACCTGTGTGTTGTGTTCAACATCAACAAATAATATTTCTAAAGGTTTATCAGAATAATTATATGCTTGATGAGTGTATCTCATAACGTCACATATTTGTGGTTTGCCTTCTTCCCATAAACTTATCCCACCTTTTATACCTATCCACTCCATGTAACACTTCTTAGTATCAGGAACAACAAGTGGTATTTGAATCCTCCTGTATGGGTATCTTAGAATATCAGGGTCTTTATGTGGTTTTAATATGGTGTTAGGATAAAAGATGGTATAATTCGAGAACAATATATCTTTATTTTGATAAATTTTACGAACCTCATCAGTCATTAATTTATCTCGTATGATAGTAGTTTTCTTTACTGATTTAATCCAATAATAATCTATATCTTTATTTGAATATCCATCTATCGTAGGAGCTTTTTTAACTGGAAACTCGATTCCCTTTGCCCAATTATATAATATTTCTAAGTCATTCTTTGTTATCATTAATTTCGAAAGAAAAGTCCTAAAGCACCTTCATTTAATTCTACACTATATTCTTTACCACTGTCAAGTTCAGCATATTCGTATCTCCTCATATTTCTACCATTAACTATAGGTTTTCCATTCAAACACACAAGAAAAGAAGGTCTATGTAAATCTCGTATGAGTTTCAAATCCAATACTGTCTCATCCTCTCGCACAAGTCTCCCTTCCCAGTTCTGTCGTTTATCAAGAGTATTAAAACCAACTAAGTGGAAGTCCTCCTGTGCATGAAACATTCTAAACTTATGCAAATAATCTCGAACATCTACAAAATCACCCTTTTTCACCATTACATAATCCTCAGAGAACATAGTTCCTAACTTACCAATACCCTTGATTCCATAATAATATATTGTATTTGAATCGACTGGATGCTCTGCTAGAACATAATCTTTTTTTCCAATGTTAACACATAGTGAGAAATCATTTCCTACTCTATAAAATCTTCTACACGTTGTCATAAATCAATTTTTTGTAATTCATTATCAAATCCAAACGGGACTGAAATAACTTTTTCAACCAAGTCATCCAAATCTAGTGACTCAATTTCAGAGTTGGATTCATTTTCTGGTATTATACTCTCATTTTGTAAATCAGACAATACCTTATAAGAAACTATAGTTCTCAAACTTGCTTCTAAATTATCTACACTACTAAAATCTAGACGATCATATGGCACTACAAGAGCAGCGACCTCATCAATTGGTTTATGCAAATTTTGACGACACATTCTTATATGAACTTCTCTCTGTTCGGGGTTGTTCTTAGTCACTTTGAAAATAATATTAACAGGAACTTCCATTTAGATGTTTATATTGGTTTGATTCTGAAGAGTTCTATTAGCAGGAATTAGTTGTCCTCCTCCTGAATATGCAGGATTTGTTCCTTGCACTGTAATAATGGTAAATCCATGTAATCCACCTTGTCCACCTGCTGCACCAGCAGTGCCTCCAGCAGGTGCTCTTCCTCCAACACCTATACCATCACCTGTGTCACCACCATGACCACCACCACCAGAACTGTCACCAGGTATTCCTCCGTTACCACCTACAAAGTAACTCTCAGCATTTTTACCATTACCACCCTGTCTTGGATCAGGACCTCCAGTTTGTCCTATTCCAATAGGAACACCAGCACCACCACCACCTCCTCCACCACTAGAGGTGTAATATACTGAACTTTTCTTACCAGATTGTCTACTTTCACCTTTACCACTTCCACCTCCACCACCACCAAATCCAGCTCTTATCTGACCATTATTAATGATAGAAACTATAGTGTCAGCTTTGTTGATTCCAATCGCAGAACATCCATCGTCACCATTTTTACCACCACTATTTCCACTTCCACCACCTGCTCCACCATCTCCACCAGCACCTGAAATTAATCCATTTGTTCCAACTTTAATTATCACTTCTTGATTTGCTGCCCAATCACCAGTAGTTAATGCACAAGTATTGGTGTTATGTGCTGTTGGTGTATATAATTTTTTTCTCGCACCTATGGTTCTATTAACATCTGCTATAACTTTTGCTCCAACAATTTTAGATACACTTGGTACATCTTCCTTAAAACCACCAAGACATGTAGTTACTCCTGTACCTTGAACGAATCTTGATTTAATATCCTGTCCAGTATATCCAGTCACAAAATCTTGGTCATAAAAATTAACCACCACATTAAGTTTCTTACCATTAAAATCACTAAACTTAATCTGCCCTGCTTGAGGTATTCCAGCATCTAGTGGTTGATTACTTAAAGATCCACCACTGGCGGTGTTACTCCACTGAACTCGATAAGCACCAAATGATGGTGCAATACCAAATTCATTTCGAATTTCTAAAAAACTTATTGAGTTTCCGACGCCAGGTAATGCCATAATTTTTCTTAGTTAATTTTGAGTTATATTTTTCCAACCCTGACCCACACCTGACCCTTGATAGAATCTAAATTTTCCTGTCTCAACGTTAAACGTCAGAGCTCCCACTCTCATTCCAACTAATGCATTTTCTTGAGCGTTATTAACTGTTGGTAGATAAACATACATTCGATTCGCAGAATCACCAGTTGCATCAAGACCACCAGCACTAAGGTCAACAACAGCTTGGGGATTTGTGGTTCCAACACCAACTGCACCAAATGTTGCTTTTGATTGTAATGCATTTATATTAACAGTGTCATCAATTCTAGTGGTTCCAATACCAATAGTTCCATTGTTAGATACAAATACTTTTGAGGATTCTAAACCACTATCCCCAATAATATCAATAATATTTCCTGCATCAGGGTTCTTATTAATTCCAAGACCATCAAATTGTGTATTTGTTTTATCTGTTATACTTATTGACTGGAAGGTTGATACACCTGTCGTTGCATTAACTAATCCAGTTAAAGGACCAACAAACGTTCCATTTACTTGTTTTGCATTTACTTGTGACGTTGTTCCCGTCATTTGAAGATTGCCCTTGACAGACAAATTAGTAGCAACAAATAGATCTGATGTTGTTGTTATTATACCTGCAACATGTAATTTTTCTGTTGGTTGAGTTTCTCCAATCCCTAAATTACCTGTGTTAGCCACTAAGGTCATTTTTGCATTATTTCCTTTTAACCACACAAAATTTCCAGCAGGTCCAGACTTACTGTTTAAGTTAAGATAAAAATTAACGTTACCAGTATCTGTGTTAATTAAATCTAATGACCTTCTTGTACTATATCCAAATGCCTCATTTTCATTACCATATCTAACAGATCCAAAATATGTTGACAGTGTAGAAGCTCCACCATTCAAACTTGCAATATTTAATTGACCGTAAACTGATGCTCCGACACTAATTGTTTCAAATTTCTTTACATTATCATTATATAATTCAACAGACCCATCATCTGTTCCCTTGAACATTGTCTCAGATGCAGACTTACTGCTTTTTATCTCAACAGGATTTCCTTTAAGTATGAGAGAATCAGAATTTCCACCAGATGTTATTTCTCCTACAGTTGTAACTCCAGAAATACGAACATTATCTAATTCAGTATGTCCATCTACATCTAGATTACCATCTATCTCTACACCATTATTAAAAGTAACAAAACCAACGAAATTTGCTTGTCCACCTGATTCAATTGTGGCACCAGTTCCAACTACAATTCCCTCTGTGAAAGTTGCTGCTGTCCCAGTAGGACCTGAAAAACTCTTAGCAGTGAGTATACCAGATACATTTACTTGATCATCAATAACTACTGTTCCACCAGCAGAATCAATTGTTAGATTACCTGTAGAGGTGTCAATTTCATTATCCCCTGTGACTCCAATTTGTATGTTGTCAACAGTTGCACCACCATTTGCATCAATCGCACCTGTAAATGTGGATGCTGCTGATACAAATATATTTGTAAAGGTGGAGAGACCAACAAAAGTGCTGACACCACTGACAGACAACTGATTCGCAAATAATTCTCCAATACTCGTAGTAATTCCAGTCAGTGTTGTAAATCCTACAAGTTTACTATCACCCAACACCTCAAATTGTGATGTGGGTGATGTTGATCCAACACCAACTTTCCCAGTGGTAGATAAAGTTCCTGCATTTTTAATCCACCCATCGGTTGCAATCGCAACTATATTTGTTAAACCTGATGCATCACCAACAAATTTAGTCGCAGTTAAAACTCCAGATGATGCATCAATTTTTATAGTTCCTACAGTAATAATTCCTGATACAACTGCTCCAGTTAAACTTGTTACTCCTGTTATACTTGCATTACCTCGAACGTCTAGCAATTTTTCTGGTTTAGTGGTTCCGATACCAACCAAACCAGCAGCATTGACAACGAAATTATCATCATCAACCTGAACTCCATTTCTAAAATTAAATGACTTTGTATAGTTAGACATTATTTCTTTTTTAGTTATTTATTTGATTTTCAAGAGCATCGACCTTCGCAGATAATTCTTTGACAGCCTCAATTAAAAGTGGCACCAGTTTTTCATATTGAACCGTTAAGTAATCATTGTTACTAGGTGCAGGTTTGACTGCTTCTGGTAATACTTTTTGAACATCTTGAGCAGAGACACCAGCATATGTTTGATCTCCTGTGTCTATGTCACATTTAAGTTTTGCAATTTCATTATGTTTATAAGTGAATCCACTTAATGAATTAACTTTTTCTAGTGCTTTTGTAATCGGTGATATTTCATCTTTGAGTCTGATGTCAGATGTGAGTGCTGTTATGTCACCAGTAACTTCTAAAGCACCTTGAACTAAAGCACCACCTCTTCTAACTCTAAACTTCTCGGCTACAGAAGCAGAACCTAAATTGCCAGAGGTAGGCACAAAAAATACTAAATCACCATCATTTGGTCCAGTTCCACCACCCGTAACATCCATTTGAATACGAGCATCATAATCTGTTGAAAAATCTTTTGCAAAATCAATGTAAGGTCCTAGATTATCAACAGATCTTCTAAGTTCAAGACCACCATCACCAGTAATTTCAGCTTTATTTGTTCCAGCAATCACTTCTATGGAATTATTGGAAGTAGTAACACCAGTAATTATTACTCCACTGTTAACAGCTTGTACTCTTGCTACTGAATTAGCATCAAATAGTGTGCTGTCATTAATATCTGTTAAATCTGCACCAGATCCAGAGAAATTAGTGGCAAACATGGTTCCAGTGACAGTGGCACCAGCACCAATAGTTTCAAATTTTGTGGAGTTATTATGTTTTAAGGTAACTCCAGCTCCTATATTAAATACAGCACTTTCGGAAGCAGCATCAGTATTAGAAATAATAATCCTATTTTCACCCTGTAAATATAGATGTTTATCAGCTCCTTGCTCTGAATTTGATCTAATAATGTTTTGAGTGCCATTTGGGTCATGAAAAATTGATAAATCTCCAGAATCACCGAATTTCAGAGCAGCATCATCTGCAAAATGTGCTGTCTTTGCAAATCCAACACCACCAGAGACCAAAAGTGCTCCAGTAAAAGGTGAAGATGAATCTGTAGTTGTTTTTACTTTAACAGTATCTTTGAACTGAGTTTCATTATTAAGAGTAAGTGGACCATCAAATTCTGACAATGCAGTGTTGGATTTTCCACCCTCAACAACTAATCTTTCTTTAACAGTGACTTCATCAAAGACAACACTTAATCTTGATGGATCATCTCCAGCAACAGATGGTATTGGTGTGTCAAATGAGGTTTCTTCACCAGTAAGTGCAGACTTCTTCTGGTTTCCAACATAGAAATCACCCTTATTATTCATACCAGTATAAACTACAGCACCACCAGCCCTCTCTTGTGATTGTGATAAAAACTCTTCCTCTTCAGAAATAGTTTTGAGTTGAACTTGAGGTAATGCAGTGGAATAGTTACCAGGACCATAACCAAGATATTCAAATGTATGACCTGATGCACGTAAAATTGATGGTCTATTAAATTGAATAGGAAATGCTTTTATTTTCTTAACTAATGTTCCTACTGGGTGTGCAGCAGTTAGTGTTCCAAACACACCACGTATGACAGTTAAAACATTTTGTGATGTTCCTGATGCTGTGCTTTTTGAAACTCTTATAATTTCTTCGTCAATTAACAAATATCCTTTATAAGGAAATCTTTGTAAAACATTATGAGTATTAGTGGTGTCTATTGTCATTGTGGTATCATTGATACCCATAGCAAGACCTAATTTTCCATTTTCAATATCAAATAACTCGACACCCCTTGCTGAAAGATTTTCATTTCCTTTCTCAGATACTGCATCATTTGCAGACAATCCATGCTTAAGAATATATCCATCTGCAACTGCTGTGTCTGAACTAACATCAAAGGTAAATGATGTGACATTAACCTTTTTATTTACAATAAATGATCCTTGACTGACATTAGATGCGTTATTTAATTGGAATCTATTACCTGCAACAAGTCCATGAGGAGAATCTGTTACTACAGTCTGTGTTCCACCAGAGAATGATTTAGATACTATTTTAGATGTTGGACTTACTAAGAATCCATATTGTCCTGATTGTGGTAAAATTCCATTTGTAGTGTCTGTACTAGATTTTGAAATTGTAACTCTCTTTTTATCGGTTACTGATTCAATTCTAAAGTAACCATCGGATGTAACACCGATACCTGTAGTTTGAAGAACCAGATTACTTGAAATACCTATGTTACCCACTGTTAATCCAGCACCAGTGTGACCAGTCAAGAAGTTATTGTTACCACCTGCAACAACATTTGTATCAAAATATCCCTTATCCCCTGTTTGCCATCCAGATCCTTTATTGGTTATTTCAACAGATGTAACTTCAGCTCCAGAAACTACAACAGTTGCTAAAGTTCCATTCCAAGTTGCATCAGTTTGTGTTGTGCTGTTAAAAATTTTAACATTATAATGTGTTCCGTTTACGTAAGTATTACTACCACCACTGTCACCTATATTTGCAGTAACAATACCAGCAAGATTATGTTCTCTAGTGAAAGAAACAATACCTGTTGTTGCATTATCTGTGAATGAGAATATTGATGCTCCAACACCAATGTCAGACATTAATTTATCTGTTGACTCTCTCGTAACACTCTTAAGAGGATCGTTTGTTATAACTTTTCCAAGTGGTTGTCTTAATGCAAAAGACTTTGATGATTTTGGATTCTCATCAATATTATCTCTGTCAATTTGTGGATATAAATCAACAACATTTTGACTGTAATTTAATGAAGTATACTCTGAAGGAATGTAATTACTTGCGTTTAATAAGAATGCTTGATATACACCGTCCTGAGTATTCTTAATATATTCAGATAATATAGTATTTCTGTATATGTAAACATTAGATTTTAAATCTGTTCTCTCAAATCGTGGATAATTTACAGAATCAGTAGTTGTCTTGTCATTAAAATTATTTGTGGCAAAAGCACCCAAACCACTTCTTGAAGTCTTATATTCGAAGGTAAGACTATTTACTATATTTGCTACTGTAAACTCACCATTATAACCTTTATCAAATTCACCTGTTTCACTACCACCAACACCAGAATCTTTGATGTTTTTAACTTTTATCAAATCTCCTACATCTAAGTTATGTGGTCTTTCTGCAGTTACTTTAATTGTATCTGAACTGAAAGTACAACTACTAATAAATCTTGGGTTTCTATCTAGTAGAAAATCACTTCTTGTAAGGTCAGTCTTTCGTGTGAAATCTAATGCTTCAGTGACACCTGTATTTGCAGATTCCTGAATTACAAATCCATTTTCAGGATTCTTAGAATTATCAATCTCTTTTGGAATTGCAAACCTTAACTTATAAATTCTATCATCTAAATTTCTTGTATCAGATTTTCTAACCACAAATGATGGTTCAGTTCTTTGACCAGCAACATTTGAAAGACTTGAGGATATTGTATTCCCACTTGGGTCTACGTTTATATACCACTTACTTTTTGCTGCATCGAATTGAATCGGGTGTCCAACGTCACCACTATCTTTATCAGTAACTCTACTGATAACTTTTAATGATGCTCCTTCGTCATTAAATGCACTGATGAATTGCCCATTTTCTGCGTTCGATTTGGTAGATGCTAATCTAAAACTAGTATCATTTACTTTGTCGATAAAATAAACAGTTTTCTCTTCAATATTTTCAGGCAAATCTCCCGTGTCACTTATTACAATAACCTTTTCACCCGTAGATAAAAAATGATTTACACCTGCTGAGAATAATCCACTTGACTGAGTACAAATCACCTCTTTTACACTGCTAATTGATGGACTGCTTGTGCCATCATCCATCAAAATTTTTGCTTCTTTAATTCCTGTTGCTCCACCAAAATTAACAAACAATTTATCTTGTTTTTTTGCACCAATTCTAAATCCTTGAGTTAGTGAAGGTGGTTTTGAATCTTCGGATGTAAAACCAAATAGGTACAATCTTTTAGAATCAGTATCAGCAGAATTTTCTTCTTGATCTATTGAAATCCAATCAATGTTCTCATCTAATGCAGTTATTGCTTTTGGTGGTATAATATGTGTAATGAACGCACGATCATCTTTTGCAAAAGCATCTTTTCTAAATCCGTCTGCTACAAGTGCTAACTGTCCAAAGTTAGAGTTGGAGTTAGTAATTGACGCATCACCACCAGATTTTGCTTGGAAGTGTGAATTATATCCAATCGCAAATACAGAAACTATCTGAAGAATTGCATTATTTGATATTTTAACGTGTGTAGTTTCCCATCCTTGTCTATAAATTGCCTCAGAATCTAAATGATAAACTTCCTCAGAACTCGCAGCTGAAGACTGTGATGACAATTCCCCACCAGTCACTTTAAGTTGACTTAAAGAATTAAACTTTCTGGAAACTTTATCATATTTTGCAAATGCTCTATCATCTTTCTGTAGAGATATACCTGTAAACTGAGCAACAACCATTGAACGGAAACCAGTTGCCTTGTCACCATCAGCATGCATACCTTGCATACCAAATACTGAACGCATTGATACGTTAAAGATATATGGTGAAGCACCATCTACAGTATCAGTTTCAACAATTACAGTTGCACCATCAACTGAAGGACTAGTTACTATAGTTCTATCAAAAGACTCAAGTGTATATGTAAAAACTTTCTTATTTGTTGGACTAACACTCGTAACAGTGGTTGATACGTTATAATTAAGATCACTTACACCTTTTATACGAATTGGAGTATCAATATCTAAACCGTGATCTTGTTGAGTGGTCACAGTAACTAATGAACTTGCTACACCAGATTCTCCTGATTCAATTGTAGAAATTGTAAGTGGATCTGAAGCAAAGGCACCAACGATTTCAAATTCAGGTCTTTTTGAAACAAATCCCTCTGTACTGGATGGGAATTTTTCAGAAATATTTCTATCACCAGTTGCAGGATTATAAGCTATGGATAACTTATAATAATACATATTGAGATCTGTCAAATCAGTATTCTGATCTTTGTTTATACCATCTGCATATTCAAATACTGTTAATTTATGATGTGAGAAAGATGGTTTTACAAAGTTAATGGCATCAAAATTATCAGGATCTGTGTAAACTTTTTCTGATAATTTACCATCAAATATTGAAAATTGCCAGAAATAACAAGCACCAGTAATTCGAAATAAAGAGGTTGATTGTACGTTTGGATCTGTTGGGTTTGGAACATATTTTGGTCTTATTTTCGTTTTTCTTAAATCTAGACCAACAATTGAAGTTCCACGAGGAACAATCACACCACCATGAATACTATTAAATTTACGTAAAATATTATCTTCTTGATTTAAATCAAAATTAGACTCTAAATTAAGTTTAATTTCTTCTTCTGAGACAACACCGTTAGCTCGTGTTAAAACTTGTAAGTTTCCACCATTATCTTTTACTTTATATCCTGGTCTGTTGTCAATTAAATGTTCACCAGGCATCAATAATATAGTGGTCTTCTCTATTATATCATTATTATTTCCTGGTACATATGAAAATCTTGCTGCTTCTATCAGTGCCCTTTGTATCGTTTTAAAGGGTGTTGTTTGCGAATTACCTTGATTCGACATCGCATCTGATGCATCCAAATCACTTGGACTTACATAAAGTATGCGACCTTCGACATTTTTGAGGAAATTATCTAACTTATTCAGTGGCATGACACGACAAATCTACTATGTTTCTATGTTCTATTTAGTTGGTTAGGAATTGTTATGGTCGGGTGACTGTTATGGGTACATGAGAGGCACCTAAAAAAAGTGTAACGTTTACTAAAACTCCCGTTCCAACATTAAAATTAGGACCTGCAGTATTTACAGCTATGGTATGTACGTTTGTAGATGTTGTCACACCCATTGACATGGTGTTCCTGTTAGCAGGAACTTGAGTAGGTGGATATCCTGAACCATCAGCTGCGAGTACAATTACTCCACTATCACCACCATCAAGATAATGAAGAGCAAAGTTATACACTAGTGATTGACTGTTAGTATCATTACTACAAGTAATATAGGCTGTCCCACACACTGCACCAGCGGAACTTGTGATTTGAAAAAATGGGGTGTTTGTTGATGCTGCGGTTTTTGCTATCCTTATTGATCGAGTATACACCCCACCACCTAAGACAGTATTGCCTCTGGTGTTATCATGACTATGTGCAAGCACCAAATCACCTGCTTTAGTAATACGAAATTTTTCTGTTACGTTACCAAAACCACCATTGGTAGAACCACCACCACCAGTTTCAAATTTTATTGAAGAAAAATTAGGATCACTTACACCAGTTCCTCCTGGTGATGTTGAATGCTCCATTTGAATCCTTGCATCCATGTCAACATCTTGATATGTAAAGTCAAGATACGGTCCTCCATAAGCAGCAGTATCATTACTTCTTCTTATTTCTATTCCACCATCTGCCGAAACTTGAACATGATTTGAATCATTTGCATTTTCAACAAAAATTGCTCCACCATTTGTACTAGTGCTAGTATCACTCGGTTTAAGAACTATTTTTGGATTAGTCGTAGATTTTTGAAATTCTAAATTTGCAGCACCAGCAAGATTGCCACCATCATTAAATTGAATTTGTTTGTCATTACCTCCAGCAGTTGCAGAACCAACATTACTCAATTCTATCCACGATCCATTGTGATAAACTTTAACTCCCATTTTAAGTTACCTCTGTCATATTTATCCTTTAAGGGCAGCGACTTCAGTTTCTAATATCTCTATCTTAGCAACTGCTTCTTGTAATGCAGCTACTAATAAAGGAACTAATTTAGATTGATCTATTTGTTGATAAACAGGATTATTATCAGAATCAACTTGATCTTTTGTTCCTATTATTGCTTCAGGAACTGCGGTGGTCACTTCGTGAGCAAGAAAACCATCGACTGTTTTTTCAGGATGAGATTTAAAATTAAATCTATATGGATTTAATGTTTTTAATCTAGTTATTCCGTCAGATATTCCAACTATGTTTTCTTTTAATCTGTAATCAGAACTTGTATTATAAGATGTGTTAGTTCCATCAGTTTCTATAGAACCCTTCACAGACGCATTATACTTGAATTCAAGTATTCTTCCAGTTGATTCTGTCCTATTAAATATTCCAGTAATTGTTTGTGAATTAACTGCCAAAGGATATCCATTATATGGAGTAGTCGAACCTGTTGAACCAAGAAGTTTTATACCTGCGAGGACATTACCTGAAGTTGTTACGGGGTCGTTGACAAGAGCTCCGCCAAAATTAAATACCCCATTATGTGTAATGCGAAGCCTTTCATTTGGATTTATATTTGATGCACTAGGAGGATTTGTCTCTGGTGTGTTATCCGTATAAAATGATAATCCTATTTTATGATTTAACTCATCTACTGGTCTTATATCTGCAGCACCATATTGAGATGCTGCAAATCTTAAGTATGTGAATGGATTATCAGAAGTATGAGCTCCAATGAATATGTTATTAGTAGATCCATTAACACTGAATTTTTCTTTACCTTCTGCCTTCACTATAAAGTGTCCATCACTACCAGTGTCAATTACTTCTGCAGATGTGTTACCTTGTTGTATTTTATTTACAGTTGCAGTACCCTCTTCGGTCTCATAATAAACAGATATCTCTCCGTTATCAAAAGTTCGATCATTGACAGTTCTTATTCTTAGTCTATTAAGTGCATTCGATAGTGATACACTACCACCACCATAGGATATTTGTTCAGCACCACCAGTACCGTCACCACCTCCTGTATGTGAAATAGACCAATTGTTTCCAGATGTATTTACTAATTCTATATTAATATTATATTGACGAGCATTCGATGTACCATCAAGAAGTCCATAGAAAGTAGTGCTAGATTGTGCATTGGGAGAGTTGTCTCTATTATCATAATTTGATTGATATCCAGTCTGAATATATCCACTACTATCACCAACTTCCATGATAAGATCGTCATCACTATCACCACTATAACTAAACCTATGAACGGATACTGTGATTTTCTTGGCAGTAGATGGAATATTAGTAAATGGTGCTGCTGTTCCAGAAGTAGTTGTTACTGTTCCAAGTTTTATTAAAGACCCACCACCTGATCCAGAACCACCAGAACCACCATATTCGTAAATGATGACTGCACCAGTATCTCCTGCTTCTCCAGCAATATAGTTTTGAGTGTTGCCCCCCGCAATGGTTCCTCTACCACCTCTACCATAAGTACCATATCCACCATAACCTGCTTTTGCATAAATTTGACCTCTATTATTATCATAATGACCATCAACACTCACATTATTAGATCCATCTGATGAGGGCATATTTTTATATCCAGCTTCCCCATTAAGGTATATTTCTGTATTAGAATTTGCAACTCCACCAGCACCTCCAGCTGTTCTTACCTGATGACCAGCCCCATCAGAATGAGTACCACCTGTAGCAGTAAGTGTAACTCCAGTTCCACCTGGATCGAATGAAGATGCAAGACCATCACTACCATCACCATTATTGGCAGGACTAGTACCACTTGCACCACCTGCACCACCAGCACCGACAGTGATTGCTGCTGATGTTCCAATCTCAGTAGAGTTATAGTGTCTTATGCCGACACCGCCAGCACCAGCACCACCTGAAAATCCATAATGTTTTGCGGAACCACTTCCACCGCCACCACCAATGACATGAACAATAATTGAGGTTGTTCCTGAAGTTGGAGTATATGTATGACTACCAGCAGTTGTAAAAACTTGCATTGAAGTTGTCACACTTCCACTTCCACCACTAGATTGTGTTACCCAATCATAGTCAGTTCCAGTCCAACTTAATACCTCACCAGTGTTTGCTGTAGATGTATTAAGATGAGCATCTACATCAGAATCTCCATATGATCCACCACTACCAGAACCACCACTGACAGTACCACTAGTCTTATATGAAACACTTATTGTTCCAGCATCAAATTCATCACCAGAAGAAAAGGTATTAGACCCTCTTGCTAATGTTACTTTTAATCTGTCTATCGTCCCACTTACTGAAGATAAAGAACCAAAACATTCACATGCAGCATCATTAGACCTTTTAAATTGACCAATTTCAGTGTAAGAACTAGATGATGCTTTATTGATAACCATCTGACCTTGGTAAGAAAACGAGGTATCACCACCCTTGATTATGAACCCTGATGTCGAATGTTTCTGATCACTACCAGTCGCTTGCTCGGAAGAACTATCATATCCAGATGTGATATAAGCACTGCTGTTACCTAATTGTATTAAAATATCTACAATATTTCTATTTACAGATACTCCATTAAACATTACTGTAATTTCATATGCATCTGAAGGAATACCAGTAAATTCTACTTCTGTTCCACTTGTTGATGTTTTTTCTGGTAACAATACGAATGAACTACCACCAGACCCTGCTTCTAAAACAGCAGACTTTAGATCTTCTATTTCTACGGTTGTATAATTACTTTCGTCTACACTAGATCCAGTATTAACTGCCAACCCCCATGCCCAAGAATAACCTGGCCACACTTCATTATAATGTATTACTTTGAAAAAATGAGTTTCACTTATAGTAACAATAGTCGAACCTGTAGAATAACTTGTATTATATGTGGCATTTCCACTCGCAACATTAGTTGACTCAACATTACCAAAAGCACTAGGACTTGTTCCGTAAACATAACCACCATCAAAACTTGATGCTGGATTGCTAATGGCATTGTATGCAGAACTTATGTCACCTGAATTTTTACTCCACACCAGTGCTGCTGTATGTCTTCCTACCCGTATAGCTCCTGTTTTAAATTTAATTTTATAAGTTCCTGCTGGTAATGAAAAATAACCAGGTGTTTTTCCTCGACTGACAGTTGTCTCACCATTAATGGTAGGATAGAATGTTACAAAGTTAAATGGGTCATCTTTTACGGTTAAATCTCTATCATTCCATGATGCAGTTGCTACAGGAGGAGTTCCTGAAACCTTATCTGTATGTCCAGCATTAACATTGTTATTTTTTCGATCTCTTAATACCGCAATTTTACTTGTACCTGCATTTACCACTACATCTACGTCTTTAGTGGCAGTTGCTAAATCCTCAATTTTTACCTGAGTATAAACTTCAGTGGGACTTGCAGCTGGACTTATAAGAGCATTAGTATTAGAAACACGATTTATTGCAGTACCAAGTGTTGCATCTGTAAAATTAACTCCACTACTATAAACCTTATTAGTATAAATCCACTGTTCGATTCTAAAATATGTGGTTTCAGATATATCAGCTATGTACTCTCCTTCCGACTCATCAACAGAATCAGAATAATCACCACCAGGTGGAGTAGTAGGATCACCACCAGAATATTGACTGCTTCCATAATAATATGATGTGGTTCCACTAAAATCAGAGTTTGTATTATATGCCAATCTAGTCTGGAATCTATCACAATGTACACCTGGTGCTCTCCAACTTATCTTGTATTTTCCTTGTGCTAGTGAAAAAGTATTACTATATTGATTTCCTGATTCAACACCATTACCAAAAGAAGTCACGATATTATTTGGATCATACTTTGTGTTTAAAACTCTTGGGAACCATGCGTCTGAATCATATTCAGGACTAGCACCTGCCATGTAATAAGCTCTTTTACCTGTATAATCTCCTGATCCTGCTTTACCTCCATATGTACCTGCAGATTTTTCATCTCTAAGTACTGCAATTTTTGTAGAACCTATGGAAGCAGAACTACCACTACCAGTAAGATCATACCAAATATCACCTTCACAAAGATCTATACCACTAGGTGCTGTATCTGATACAAAACGAGTACCATATGCATTACTTGTTGATCCAATTCCAATAGTGGCAACTCCATTCGCAATTGCAACTTGTATTGGATTAGAACATGTACGTTCTGGTTTTGGTGAGGGTGTGTGGTTTGAATGCTGTACAAGTTTAAGATCTGCAACTCCTGAACTAGATATCTCAAGTTCAGTGCCAGATTTTCTGTTGACATCAATACCAGTTCCGCCAGTTATGGTAATATCATCGTTATTACTGGGGGTGCCATCACTCAATCTTAATATAGGATCAGCATCACTAGCTGGATTACCTGATTGCTCAACAGTCAAATCATAGGTTTTACCTGGACTACTGGCATCCACAAATTCGAGTGCATTTCCAGCAGTATTAACTCTAACAAGTTTTTCAGCTTGATTAGTATAATTTGCTGGTGTATCATCTAAGTCTGTAAAATTAAGAGTTCCAATACTACCTGCATCAACATCACCCCAAACCAAGTCTCCTGAAGAATCTACTTTAATAACATTATCTTCTGAACCAGAACCACCATCCTTATCTAAAATTTTTGCTGGTTTAATTTTTGAAACTACTAATTGGTTAGTACTTGGATTATAATTTATATCAGCATCCGTGTACATTGATTCAGCAGTCGCATCAGGGTCATTATTACTATCAACAAAGGTCAAATAATGAGTAGCATTTGTGCTTCTTGTTACTGTCTTTACAGTATCTGCTACAAGATTCACATTTCCATCTATGGTTCCATAAAAAGTTCCACCTCGAAACTCCTTGGCATAAATAGCATTCCATCTTTTATTTCCTACTGTGCCAGGATCTTGACCAATATTATAAGTCTCATTAGAATCAGGTATTAAATGACCACCTAATGTAGAAACGCCAGTTACAGTAAAACCACCAGCACTTACTCTTAATCCTTTTCCAGCGGTTACTATTCCTGTTGGAACATCCAATTCACCTTGAGTTATTTTTACGTCACCTTGAAAAGTAGAAACACCAGCCTTTATATGTAATCCACCTTCTGTAGCTCTAAATCCTTTTCTAGCAGTTACTATACCAAGTGAATCAACATTAGTTACATCTTCATATGTAAGAGTTCCTGCGATTGATACATTACCATCAATACTCAATCTTGAATAAGAATTATCACCATAAAAATTTGGATTATATTTAATTCCCGTATGAACTCTTAAATCTTTATAATCACTTGTAGCATTTACAAATGTCAGATATTGTGCGTCATCATCATTATTTGTTTGAACTTTAACTTTATTTGCCTTCTCAGCAGCAACCCCACTATCAATGCTACCTTTGAATATTCCATGATACTCTAGTGCGTCTACTCTTCCTCTATAATTGACAGAGAAAGTCGTATCATCGGTATTATTGAAAACAGATATTGCTTTATTTTCAGTATCGCTTTCAAGTTGAGTGCTCGTGGTACTAACTGCAATACCAGTGGGGTCAGTGGTTTCTGACAAGTTAGTACGAATTTCTAGATCAAACCTTGGGGTGGTTTGACCAATTCCTATTTTATCTGCATTTACTATGACTCTACTATCATCAATGATAGTTTCGCCTGATAATTTAATTGCCATCTACCGTCTTCGTGTTTCCACTGGGTAATTTCTTTTATTTATCAAGAAGACTCCTTAATTCATTAA